GGTTATTAAGAACATACACACACATTACACTATCAACTTAAAAAAAGAAAGGAGTTATAATGGAACTTATTACTAAAGTTAAATCATGGGCCGCCGCACTCGCAGAGGTCGGCGTCAGTCTAATTGGATTAGGAATTGTCCTTGAAATCCTGTTCGGTGGAATGAATATTCCATTCTGGCCAGAAGTAAACGTGACTGCAAACATTCTAGGACTGCTGAGTAATTTCAGTGATCAAGGTCTAGTTGGTTTGGTTGCGCTCGCAGTACTGTGGGCTATCTGGAATAGAAAATGATTTCTACAGTAAGTGATTGGGTAAAAAGTAGATTAAAAGAACGCACATCTCACGATGGCATTATTTTAATTGTGTTGGGTGTGCTAATTTTAATTGGGGCCCCTTTTGTAAAGCTTGGTGCATGGATCGCCATTGGATGGGGTGCATGGACAATCTGGTCCAAAGACTGAAAAAGTCTTGACAAAACTTGCGCTACAGCGTATAATTGTATTATATACGCTGTAGCGTTATTTAAGGAGTGAAAATGCTAAAACTAAAAAGTTCAAAAGAATTTTGTGATGAGATTGAAAAAACCGTTAATAATATGGGTATGAGTTATATCGAAACTATTACCCATTATTGTGAAGAAAACACTTTAGAAATTGAAAATATAACACCACTGCTCAGTTCATTCATAAAAGAAAAAATTCAATACGAGGCTGAGGGGCTAAATTTGGTAAGGAAGTCCACTGAAAAGCTACCTCTATGATTCATATGTCCAGTAAAAAAATTGATGATTTCGAAGCATTTAAAATTTTTCTTGCCATGAAATCTCATTTTAATAATGAATATAATTATGTGGAATATGACGGCGCATTTAAGGCAAAAAAAGAGTCGTACTCCAAAAGAAAAGATAGATATACTTTCGTTCAGTTATCAAAGAAATTTGGTAAAAAGGAATTGGAAGAATTTTTCCTTTCATTGTTTTTGAATGTTACTGAAAAAGGAAACATTGCTGTCTCTGGCACTAATAATATGTGGACAGGTAATTTGCTTGATAAAGAAGCGACCGACACATATAAAAATTGGAAAAAGAGATTGCAGAGTTTGCAATATAATTTTATCAACGATTGCGAGACAATTTTTGATAGAGGATTAGAAGAAGAACTAGAATTTAACCAGATTTTCAAATCTGTAAATGGGAATTACCCGCTTATAATAAGACTTGAAAAGATGGGAGATATTTGTGTCGAAACTGTAGTGGTTTTTGACATGATATTTGACTTTATAAATAATGTGCGGATCGCCGATACGACTTATTGGCCCGTGTATAAAAAGAAAGTCAAAGACTACACACCATTTTTAAAGGTGGATGTGCCACGTTATGTTGGAGTTATGAAAACTCTTTTGATTGAAGATTATTATGATAATTATGGTCAATATCTATTGACAAACCGTGGATAAAATGATATACTAATAATATAAACCGAATACAAAATACATCGTATACAACGCATATAAGGAGGACAATATGTCTTTTGCAACACTAAAGAAGAACCGTTCCGATTTCAGCCGTTTGGCTCAGGAACTTGAAAAAACATCATCCCCACAATCTAATTCATCGTCACAAGACGATCGCATTTGGAAACCAACTATTGATAAAACTGGCAACAGTTATGCAGTAATTCGTTTTCTACCACCTTGCGATGGCGAAGAATTGCCGTGGGTAAGAATCTTTAATCATGGATTTAAAGGGCCTGGCGGATGGTTGATTGATAACTGTCCTACCACGATTGGACTACCATGCCCTGTCTGTGAGAGTAACACAGAACTTTGGGGTACTGGTTCGCAGGACAATCAAAATCTTGCTCGGGATCGTAAACGTAAATTGAAACACATGTCAAACATTTATGTTATCAAAGATCCGGGCAACCCCGATAATGAGGGTAAAGTATTTCTTTATTCTTATGGTAAGAAAATCTTTGATAAACTCAATGATTTGATGCGGCCTCAGTTTGAGGATGAGACACCAGTAAATCCTTTTGATTTCTGGGGTGGTGCAAACTTCAAGTTGAAGTATCGCACGGTAGATGGTTATGGCAATTATGACAAGTCAGAATTTGACTCGCCTTCGCCATTGTCTGATGACGATTCTAAAATGGAATCAATCTACAAACAGTGTCATTCTCTCGAAGAGTTTGTCGCGCCCTCTGCATTTAAGACTTACGATCAGCTCAAAGATCGTTTGGACAAAGTGTTGGGTGTCACCTCTCCGGTAGGTACGGCAGAGACTCGTGATATGTATGAAGATAATTCTTCGTCACAAGAGTCTATGTTTACTAAACCGACTTTCAAAGAGAGTCCTACACCAGAATTGAAATCAGTATCTAATGACGATGATGATGACGATTCAATCTCTTATTTTGAGAGACTCGCCAACGAAAGTTAATCGTTTCAAAATATGAAACGTAAAATGAAACGAAGGACGCCCTATGGGGCGTCCTTTTCCAATTCTACCACCGAGTTATGCAAAAAACGCATACCGACAATGACAGGTAAGCAGGGTGTTTTTTGGACATTTCTCACTAAATAAAAATGTAATACACACACATATTCGGAAGGAAAACGTATGTTGCAAGTAACAATCGACCTATATCGGGAATGGTCATCCCGCGCCGCGGCCAGAAAGGCTCGCAGAGACACAATTAACGAACTCAGCAAACTGTCTGCACATGATCTGCAAGACATTGGTATCACCAGAGGCGATATCAGACGTTTAGGTCAAGAAGGTTATGACATGGTTTTGTTGGACATGGCACGTAAGACACAATTCGGCGCATCGCCAGTTCGTCACCCCAATCACAATACCAATTTAAGAGGTTGGGTATAATGGCACAAACTTATATGGAAACAGTCGGGGAAACTCCCGCATTTAAAACCAATATCTTTTCGACATTCTGGAAGGGGTTTGAAAGATTCTTTCTTGCAGTCGGGTACGCCCGTGCAGCTGCAGAATTGTCACGACAGGGATATTATGCCGAGTCGAAAAAACTTATGATGGAATTGACTGAAATTAGAGAAAACAGTTAAAACGCCATTCCCATACCTAGACCTATTCTTGCTCTTGTAGCAGCTAGGTCTGGGTTTCTTACACCACCATTATCAACTCTTTTAACATTCTGTGTGTTGTTAGTCACTGACGTATTACTGGTGTTATTATTTCCCACAACATTATTATTAGAATTTTTATTTCCTTGATTCAATGCTGAAGATTTTAAGGTTTCTCCAGCAGCGACTTTGGCGTTTACTGCTGTATCACTAGCACTAACATTTTCTGGTCGCATACTTTGTTGAGTTTCTTGTCTGGCACTTTCCATTCCAGCAGATTTCACAAATCTTTCTGGGTGTTCATTTTCTGCTGTCATAACTATTTTCTTTTGAAGTTTTCTGCCGATACTTCTTTTAACAGAACCAGATTTTATACCATCTTCTAATTCTTGGTATGTCATTTCTTTGCCGAAATATTTTTCAGTAATACCTTCTGTTTTTTCTGACATTGGATGTGGTTTGGCGCCCGATGAAACTTTGGTAAAAGCACTTGATTGGTTTGCTGCATCTATATTCAATTCTACTTTTCCGAGATTTTCTGGTACTTTTTTTAGAGTACCATCATTATTATGGGTTTCTCCATACATATCATCCCATTCTTTTTGTTTTTTCTTTAGTTTTGTTCCCGTTCTGTCCATAGGAACAACCTTAGGCCTAGGTTCGACATCGCCTTCTTTTGGCATTTTGCTCTCTGGTTTTACTTCTGGTTTTTTAGCAGTTATATTTAATCTGTCTAATTCTTCTTCCAATTCTTTAATTTTTTGTTCGTCTTCTTCTATTCCTTTGTGTTCTCTTCCATAATACACATTTTCACCAGATTTGGATCTGGCCATCCTATCACCAGCCTCCATCATTTCATTTTGAATTTCAACCAATCTTTTATCATTCTTTAGCCTTTTCTCTTGGACAATTTCTTTTTCTGTTTTTGCTTCAGAACTAAATCCGGCAAGTTCTGCTGTTTGCGACCCCAAAAACTCTCCAGCTAAATATCCTAATCCACCGCCTATTAAACCACCGATGGCAGTTCCAAAGATAGGAACAATTGACCCAGCGGTAGCACCGATTCCTGCGCCGTAGGCCGCACCAGCCATTCCACCACCAATTCCCGCCATAGCATTCACTTTCTGATCGCTCGACTTCTCATCGTCCATTAATACAGAACCCGTTTCCATCAATCCCAAGGCTATGGCCAACGGAGCAGCGGTTCTACCAACAAATTTTCCTGCTGTTCCTAATCCACCCATAATACTCTTGCCAACCCCAGCTGGTTTTGTTACTTCTGGTAAACTATCAGGTATAAGTTTTGTAAATTTTCCATCTGGTGCTCTACCAACAGTGGCACCAGCCGGCGCAGTCGTCGATCGGAATGGCATTTTCTCTGAAACCGTATCTCTTATTCTGGAAAACATACTTGGCTTGGGTTTTGCC